TTTTGGGATAATGACCTGCCAACTTGGCTCAGTCTTATTAAAAATGCAACCTGAAAAAATCATTCTATCCGCCGAAACGAATATCATTAAAAACATAGTTGCTAGATTAAAATAAGACTCGTTCCGAGGAACACGTTCTTTACGGAAAAGTAACGCACTAGAGGGTCGCTCTCTAGGATTTACACATATTCTCTTGAATGTGCTACAAGTTTTTGGGATTCAATTGCTACCAATATTCTGATAGAAAAAGATCCCTGGGCATCCGGTGAAGAAGTATAGATTAAAATCTTCACCTGCCGCAGTGTAGAAAAGGGCTTCTGGAAATTGTCTCACATTTTCATATTGACTTTTGAATTCAAAAAATGGTGGACGAACTCCCTCGAGGTTGGTATTCCAATCCCCCCTTGTGGGGTAAAACCTATAAGGTAAATAGAATGGAATTTCAGCTTCGAGAACCGGATTCATACGAGCTGTTTGCAAATGCACGCCAGAATTTCCTTGGGAAATCGCATTTTGATTTGCAAGTAAATCAGCCGTGAGGTCACCTGTTTGAGACCAAGAGGAAGAAAAAGAAGTGGATAGACCACCACCTGCGGGTTCATTTTCACCGCGAACAATCATGATTGGAAAATCATAAGCATCACTCGCAGATCCTGCAGTTTCTCCAGGATCATAAACAATCTTCCACCGAACTCCACCTCTCCAACCTGAAAAAGCTGGGCCTAGATAAGACATAAGTGTGGTAGTCACGATATTACCATAATTGCCATCTAAAGCAGGTTGTGGCATAGGTCCTCTAGGTAAAGGAAAAGAAGGGTATCTTACAGTCCAGATACGTCTACCTTCGGCTGAAGTTACTGGTTGTCGTAAACCAAAATAATTGTAGCGTTTCAGCATCGTTCTGAATGATCGAATGGATTCACCAAAATACACATGATTTGTGTAATCAGTTATATCTAAAGGTGCATTCATGCTTTCTGCAACTTGATCCTGCATGGGCTTGCTAGGTTCAGATGTACTTTCAACAATATCTGCTTGAGATTCAAGATTCTCATCATCAATCTCCTCGACGATCATATTTGGCTCGGATTGCTTCACAGCAGCTGGTGGTGTAATGTAATTCTCAAAATAAGAAACATTTCGCAAATTCATACCATTGGGTGCTGCTACCTCGAAATCCTTTCCAGCTGACACAAAAACATTGACTTCTACAAAATCTGCCAAATTTGATGGGGACGTCAATCTATTCATCACGTAAAGTCCAATGGTTCCATTACTATATCGGTTATCATCTGTATTACCAAAAGTTGGTCCATATCGTTCTCTATCGAATTCATTTGGTCCTTCAGGAACTTCTAAATATGATGTTTCTTGTGCCCACCCGATTTCAACGGTGAAATCCTTTTCTTGTGATATATCAATAATCCGACTATGATTGACATTTAGATCGGTGGGTTCCGGTCTATTATCATACGGATCGTATCCCACTCGTATCCTTCCTCTATGGAAATTGGAACATACAATTTGAAATCGAAACTTCAAAGATCCTCTCCAATATTTAAAGGGTAAAGATGCAAATGCCATAGGAGTCAAAAATAATTTTCTAGGATTTCCCTGAATGTTCATCAATGCAGGTGAAACTGCAGAGAAGAACAATGGGTCATCTCCAGCATCATTCGTGCTCCATTGGAAAGTTGTCAGATACGATTCTCTCTGTGCTATACTAGAAATATCTAATTCATCCTGACTGGAAAGTCCAACAGTTCGTGGATCAATAGTCAATTCCTGTTTAGCATCAACTGTAAGTTTTTGACAAGTGTCATCCACATTTGTGTTTGCCATGTTGCCTACATATACAGGTTTAAAAGAATTGATAGTTGATATATCAGTGGGTCTGCAATATCCTGCCAATGATGCCACCTTAGACACAGCTGATGCTGCTATTTCAGTTGCCCTGGCATACTTGGATATTACAGGAACAGACGATAGAGAACTTGCTACTCGAGAAACCAACGTGGCTGGTCTCGAAACAGGTCCCACTCCATACTCATCTGCTTGTGGCTCTAAGGTTCCTACTGTTGCTTTTGTAGGTGCCCCTAAGACCACATCTTCAGCCCATGCAAACATGGTTACTGAAACTGGAGTGTCACCCCCATTGGCGTGTACCAATTCATTCAAAGTACGTAATCTCAAAATACCAAGAGAAGCATATTCTCTACGAGGTATATGAACATTGTTCTTGTACCAGAAAAATGGTAAATGCATTTCGCCTCCTGCCGATTCGCAAGGATCTAAATACAAATGGGGACGTTGGGAATCTAAAACGGCTTGTGATTCATTGAATTGTTCAAAAGGTCCATACAATTCATCAAAAGTTGACAATGGATGATATGATAACATCAATCGACCATACATGAAAGCATTACCATTGATCAAGACTCTAATCTTCAAAGTGCTTCGAAGTAAAGAATAATGAGCAATACGATTTGCTACCCTTGGATCTTCATAAAATAAATTCCAAGGATTGATTTGGGCTGATATGTTAGGATCGGCTGGCGACCATTCCTCATCATAAATCTTAACAGGACGCGCTAGAAATTTTGCTAGACTAACGTCATTTGTGTCAGACACTCCATACGTAGATTCCATTTCACTCGGCACTTCATAATTGTATGCTGCCACACTATCATTAAATGCGAGTGTTTGGGATTTCAATCTCGGATCTGCATTATTGATGGTTACTTCCATTCCTTGCAGTTCGAGATTTGAATCGCTGCATTCCACAGCTAGCTCGTTTGTGATCAAGCTAGGATCATCATGTGAGGACATTGACTTCGTGTTCCTCGTACACCTATTATATACATTAGAAAGCAATTTAATATGTACAAGCTGCTCAGACTATATACAAATAGAGATATGTACAACAATCTTCCTGTTCTCCAGTTAGGATAGATTGACCAGATTTTCATCTACGATCACTGTGGACTCCACATTATGATTCATAGACATACCTCTCTGGAATTTTGCGACCAATTCTTCATAAGTATGGAAATTTAAGAATTGTTCAAGAGGTGTGTTTTCAGCAACTTTCCGGAGTTGAGCTTCTCGGAGTCGGAACTCTTCTTCACCATAATGGAAGAATTCAAGCTGAGCTGATGTAAGAGCCTGGGCGCAGACTTCGGCATCAGTAATTTGTGCAGATTTCACTTTCATGAAATTGTGCAATGATTTTCCTATAGAAGATAACGATAAGGGAGCGGTCCACTCTTGCAAACTCTCATCCCATCTAAATCCTCTTTTAAGAAAATCAACCTCGTCCAATGTGATGAATGGACGAGACTCGCTCTTTTTATCAGCCATTGTGTAAACGATACCACATTTGGCTAATATTCGAGAGACTGAGGTGTGATTAAAACGTTTCTCTTCCTCAGAAACGCCGCATACGTTGTCATCTCCATAACAAACTAATGCAATCACGGCATCAAATACTTTGGGGGGCAGCCCATCGTATAGATCATAATATGCATACCTCATATACAAGCTATTTACAATGTTATTGATAATAACTGTCAACGGATGTCCAGATGGATTAGATCCAAAGAACATGATGAACACTCCATCCATTTCATAGATAGGTGTCGAAATCTCCGTTGCAATACCTCTCATGATACGCAACCACCTCTGCGTATAGCCAGCCTTCCTGGCTATTGCGATCAAGATTCTAAAAGCTCTCATCAAGATCTCACTTTTGACACGTTTATCATAAGCCTTGTAATCTCCTGCTACCATATGAACCTTACCAAATTTCGTTATCAAACGAGCAATTGAAGACCACTCACGCGAGTGAGGATTAACACCAACTGCACATTCAAATGCCAAAGCATTATTCTGAATAGTGCGTAAGATGGGAAGGAAATACTTCCTAACCAAACATGTAAATGCTACTTCACATCCAGCAAAGACACGAATTTTATCCTTCTCAAATGCAACTGGCTCATCCTTCAAATTAGCTCGGTAAACGATATTGATTCGCTTTCCCTCAGCCAAGGTATTTTCCATCTCTTCAACTCTTTCCCAATATTTGGGATCATTAAAATCAACCGGATGAGAAACATTAGGATGCGTCTCGTCAACTTCGCCAATAAATTGGTTTTTCGGTTTATTGATGGGAAATCCCATAGATGTACTAAGATTGATTCTATCCACAGATCCAACTCCATCACTACCACTTAGAATGACAGCTTTGGGATATGGAGAAATTGTCTCCAAAACGCTTGGATTTTCATCATAGAATTTCAGATACTTATCGGTCAAATCTTTCTCGGCAGCATCTAGGATACTTGGTTTGAAATCTCCTGCAGTCTTTGACATTAAATTTGCATCTCTCACAAAGTGTTTACGGTAATCTCTGGGATCGGGAGCACCGTGGGTTCGCTCTATACCCATAACCTCAGTTACTTTTTTGGACACAATCGATTTTTTGACACTCGATCGGAAAGTAGTTGTAGGCATGGTATGAGCTCCAAAGATGGAAGCACACGGGGTGATTCCATCTTCCTCTGTCAATTTGCGAACAGCATGCTCTTGATGTACTTGCGCTGGAAATCCAGTTTTAACTCCATAAAGATCAGGATTAAATTCAGAAGCGGAATGCGCTACCAATCCTTTATCTTCCAACTTCGCATAAGCTGTATCAAAATCAGATTTCAGGAGAATACCTCCAACTCCTTGGTTCTTGTAGACTTTATCACCTGCTAAATGAAAACTGGCAAGAGTTGCTACACGAGCTGCTGGAATAAAGGGACCACTGCAATAACCTTTTTTGACATCTTGATCACAGGTATATGCCAAACCTTCAAAGGAAATGGCTCCACCATTGACCTGAAAACGGCGTTTTTCAGTTGCTTTGGCAAAGATGTTAGAGAGAGATCCATCTGCATGACGAACGACTAGATGACCTGAAATTTTCAAGTTCCTCTCATTGAACAACCAATCATCAGTAGGAAGAAATTCAGACATATCATATTGACTTCCACCTTGAGGCATCGTTACAAGAACAAAATCTCCTGGTAATTCTTCAATATGTTGTGGGCTAATTCTCTGGGTAAAGAAATGTCCAACATACTTGTCTGGTCCTACTCTCACCTCCAACAAATGATCAACACTCCTGTGAAACACATGTTTGGGGAACAACCACGTATTTCCTTTCATTGGAAAACAATCGCAAGAAATTGATGTGTTTGAAGTGAGATTGGTAATATTCACGAATCCAACCTTAGCCCCGGCCATCCTCAACAAATCTCCTGCAGCTGTACTAGCAGCATTGTGTGATACAGGAATTTTAATCGGTAATGGTCGATTGAAAGATGATGGTTTATCATCTTCAGTTGGCATAGGATATGCAATGGTGTTACCTTGAACGAATAAACTCTCAGGTGTTCTCATTGCGCGGACCGTCTTGATGATCTTCAAACAAGCTATCACAGCAACGGGAATTCCAATGGCTAGGTATCCCTTCTTCGTTGATGATGTATAACTCGTCTTCCAAGCTTCAGCTAATGACATCTTGACATCTTTTGAATACTCCAATGCATGAACTTTTTTATCTTCGTACCAACGGCGAACCACGTCTTTTAGTGGCACATGTTCCGTTCCGGGATCGCTCATTAGATCCTCTTCTAGGACGTGCATTTCTGGTTCTGGTTCTGCATCCGCGTACTGGCGAATAAAGTTCATATTATCAGAATATAAAGTACAAGCTAAATCACTTCTACTCTTCGCAAGATCTGTCAATGTATTTCTGATACTGAAAGCTGCTTGAGATTCAAATGCCTGACTCTCTAGATTCTTATCCTTAACAAAATATTTACCATCAACCACAACAAGCTCGCCATCCTTGACTTTTTCATCAGCCAGGATTTTGTCCATAGGATCAGCGAGATTTCCTTCAATAACATAAACACAACCTCTAGGAGGAGGTGGCATCCATACAGAATCTCTCACAGGCAGACAATCTTCAAATTCATCATCATCATCATCATCAGTATAATACCCTGCATCTCCTGCAGTCAAAGCTTCAGGTACACCTTCATCTTCTGGTTCACATTCCAATAATTCTGGGAAATCTTCTGCATCATCATCATCAGGGATAACCACCATAGTTGGCGTGTCCCATGATGTTTTCATGCATTCATCACCCTCACAAGCGAAAGGATTATTAATGTCGACATCCTCGTATTCACTTTGTAAATCGAGTTTTGCGTCTGAGCATCGGTCTTTGCAGTCAATCTTGCGATCTGCCCATTTGGGAAGGGCATCCAACAAGGTCTCAACTGGCTTCTCCTTTTCGACCTGGGTGTTGCATTTTGAACACTTACCAACAGGGTAATTGTGTTCACACAACTGGGTGTCGTAGAATTCCTCCGTCTTCGACACGTACTTCTTCTGTTTAGCGTAGAAGAGTTTGGAATATTCAACGATGATTTCAAGAGCCTTTTCCAAAGAGACTCCCTTACCTTCTGGAAAGTTAACGAACTCATAACCATCAGGTCCATTGCCCTTCGTCTTGATAATACGAACAAATTGAACATCTATCTCCCAAGCATCAGGAATAAATTCATCACCAATCTTCGATGAATCCAAAATACCTGTACTGGGATCCTTATATTCTTCTTTTAGTCGAACATCAAGAATAATCTCAAAACGACGCAGCATAGATGCCGGTTCATTCGAGAAAAGGGCAGCCAAAATATGCTTAATGTTTGTAGAAACAGTAACAATCTTGGGCTTAGGCCAAATCTGGGCCTTCATCTCCGCTATTGCACTAAGAGCTGCACATGGAACATTGTTCAGCAATTGCAACAATATTTCCAAGGGAGAATCAGTAAACCAATCGATCTTCTTATTACAGAGATCATCAATTGATATGGCCAAATGGGAAGATTTGATTTCAGATTGAAATTTATCATTCCCATTTATTGTGACAACATGTTCCTTGCCACAGGGATATCCATTTGCATGCAAAACGATTTTGTTGATCAATTGCATAATTGTGGATTTCCCAATTCCAGAAGCTCCAAAGATAAGAACTCCTAGGGGTTTCTCCTTGATAGGAGATTTGCGCAAATAGGCCATCAATTCAGCTCTAATTTTGCGTAACACCACCATACGATTCGTAAACACGGCACGAACTTGTGGTGATGTGGTAATCTTCATTGCACTAGTCATATTCGTTATCAACAATTCTAAACGATATTCATACTCGGCAATATCCTTGAAAAGATTACACTCGGGAAAATTTCCTATTTCAACATGCCTTGCTCCCGTAAGCAATTTAGCATATTCCGTGTCCATCATGCACATGTTCTCATCTGAGTGCATTAAAAGTGATAAATCACGGTGTTTGAACGCAGCATATCCTCGTTCCAGAAAAAACAACACTGTATCAATTAACATGTCGAAAAATGACACTGATTGTTTCTGAACATCCCATGCTTTCACAGAAAATAAATGTAAGCCCCAAGGAGCAAAATTCAAATTCTTTGGCGTTCGGTATTTTTCCCCATGACGCACTCGAAGACTCTCTAGCGAGTCTCCTGCATCATTCTCTATTATCTCTGGGAAAAAACCGGAAGTGACTAAAATGTTAACCACATTCACAATTTTTTCCGCCAACTCACAGTTTTTGAATTCCTTCCAGTGACCAAAAATATGTCTCAATTTCTTAAGCTTTTCTTCGATCATATCTGGAGTAAAATCCTCTGTGAGGTCCAGGTTGTTCTCGTCAGCCTGGGACTCCAAAGTCGATGTCAAAACACCCTTATTCATCAAATCTTGAACTACTAGTGACCGATTAGCAGCCTGAGATTCCAAATTCTCATCAGAAATAAGAATATTTGAAATCAATTGAATGATTTTTGGAGCCAGTGGACCTTCATGCCATGAATGTGCATAAAGTCCCACAACAGATCCCAAATTAGAGATATTGGAAGCAGTTGAAACACCCACAAACAAGAGTGCTATTGCTTCTATTCTCTTCAATAGATCTGCGAACCAATTCTTTTCTTCACTTGTTTCATATGAAACAGTCTCCTTAACTTTTTCAAGACAGGAACTGAAGTCCTCCATAGCTTCAGTGATTGAATCGATTTTGCTACTCGCTTTCCATAATTGACTAAAGGCTTCCAAACCCTGAGTCTCTAAATTGTTGGTCCATGGAAAATCTCTTTTATACTCTAGTAGATGAGTTGTGTATCTCGTGGAATACACACTTTTCCGAGAGGCACGGAGCTTTGGCTCTGTGATAATAGAAAGATCTTGGAGAAGAGCTCTCGGAAAGTATTTGGCGTTGATAAGACGCATTGCATGAAGTGAATCCTTACGGCAGTTTCCCTCTGCGATTTTGAAAATCATGCTTAGTCTGGGGTAATGTGTGTGGGGGACAAAGGCCACACACATGTCACACTTTCGTGACAGTCACGCTGGATTTTAATTTGCAGATAAATCCAACCAAAAACTGTTCTATTTCTCTTTTCTTGATAGAATCCCGGTAGTAAAGCTATTATAGCTAAGATCACGTCTAGGTTATCAATCATATAGTAATATATATCGTGGAAAGGCAAATTCCTAGAAATATGTTTATTAATACTTGCTACTCTGTACCGAATACCGTCTTACACAACATTTAACACTTAGTTAATGTCTTGCGGGGTCTTTGTACATTTTGGGTAAATTTTATTGAATATTTCTAGGCTATACAGGTTTGCACGAGGCGATATTACAACGACTTGAGGCGCTCACGGTTCCTCTTTCGTCTTGTAAGCCCAAATAATATACTTTACATCCTTCAATTTCGATATCAAAAATAAAGAAAAGAAATCATCCATCTTTTAAAGACCTGGACAGGGGTCCGCGCCGGAAAACCGGCATCCCCCCGGAGGGGGGGTGGGGGCTGGGAAGCCCCCGTGGGTCCGAAGACCCTTCCGCTCTTTTACATCT